GAGGCCATTGCCTTCAACGGTGTAGAGCGCGGCATTTCTGCTATCCAGCAGGGCATCTGCGATAGCACCTATGCTCTAAACAACAGCATCACCAACGGCTTCAATAACACCAATGTTGCTCTGCTTCAGGGCTTCAACGGCATCCAGTCCCAGATGTGCAACATGGCCGCTCAGGCTCAGGATTGCTGCTGCCAGACCCAGCGGGCCATTGATGGCGTGAACTACAACATGGCCACCAACACTTGCGCCATTCAGAACACTATCCAGGGCAGCACCCGCGATATTTTGGAAAACAACAATTCCAACACCCGTGCCATCCTGGATTTCCTGACTCAGAGCAAGATTGATTCCCTCCAAGCTGAGAATCAGTCCCTCAAGCTGGCTGCGTCTCAGGCTAACCAGAACAGCTATCTGACCGCCACTTTGGACGCTCAGACCTCTGAACTGATCCGGCGCATCAATCCCATGCCCGTGCCTGCCTATCAGGTGCCCGCCCCCTATCCCTATTGCGGGGCCTATAACAACGGCTGCGGCTGTGGCTGCTAAACGGGTCGATTTCGACCCCTTTAACTTTCCGGCTCTGCCGTGACTATTTCGGGGCGGTGGGCAATAGTCTGCCGCCCCTGATTTTTGGAGGTAAAATATATGTCTTGCAAACCTGTATGTAAGCTTTGTGACCGGCTTGTGCTCTCGCAGGCGGTCACCTTTACTGGTGGGAATCTGGAGATCAACCTGCCTGCTGGTTCCTACAATAACGGAGAGAAGTATTGTATCGTTGTGGCCCAGGCGATCCCTGAAACTACCACTATCAATGCTCCGGTATATATCACCATCGGGACCGGGACAACGCTCTACCCGCTGACCAAGCGTAACTGTGCTCAGGTGACCGCCTGTGGCATCCGTACCCGCACCCGCTACTCCGTCTGCGTGGTTACTACCCCCACCGGCGGCTCGTTCCGTATGCTGGGCGCTCCCTGCTGCTCCCCCAGCAACAACCTTTCCGGCATTGACGGTGGGACTGCCACTGCCCCCGCGACATAAAGGAGGGATACAGTATGAAACGATCTACTAAAATGCTCCTGATGAACCAGGGGAGAGAAAAGGGCCGCCATTTCGGTTTTGAGTATGATGACTGGAAGATGAAAGATTATTTTCCTTATCCTGACCGTGTAGAGGGTCGCTTTCGGGATCGCCAGGGCCGTGAGCACTACGACAATGGACGATATGCCACCAGGTCCGCAATGATGGAACCAGAGGACAGAGGATATCGTAGATATTCAGACGGACGGTTTGCGCCCAGGTCGGATATGTATGGGCCTGATATGGGGCGCTATCTTCCCTACCATGACCAGCCCATGGGCCATTTTGACGAGAACAAACACTGGCCGATAAACGATAGATACGAGGGCCGCCCAATTGGGTTCAATCGTGACTGGGTGCAAATGGGAGGTTCCGATGCGAGTGTACCGCAGTATCGGGAAATGGACCACATACCCGGTCATCGTGCTATGAGTGGATATTCTGACAGCAATTATTCCCCAAAGTTTGACCAGCAAATGGCCGATGAGTGGACCAGCCACATGGAAAATGAGGATGGGACAAATGGAGCCCATTGGACATTCGACCAGGCAAAACAGGTCATGGCACAACGTAGTCTGGGTTATGATCCCTACGAATTTTGGGCCGCACTTAATATGATCTACTCTGACTATGTTAAAGTAGCGAAGAAATTCGGAGTCGGGGATAAGATCGACTTCTATGTCGATATGGCGAAAGCTTTCCTGGACGACAAGGACGCTGGTCCCGATAAACTGGCAAAGTATTATAAGTACATCGTAAGATAGTGGTGGAAAAAGTGGTGGAACAAAAAACATACATATCTGATAATGCTTAGAGTACCAGTTGATTTGTAGTTTTTTAATCACTGATTCCGGTTCTGAATGTTGGGGGTTCGAGTCCCTTCGGGCGTGCCACTTAGAAAAGCTCCGAAAGCCTAGTATTTTCAAGGCTTTCGGGGTTTTTTCTTTCCTCATTCCGTTTCATCTTATAGTCCGTTTTTGGGCCATTTTGGACCTTTCGGTGGTGGAAAAGGTGGTGGAAATTTTTATCTTCCACCGCTGGCTTTGGTAAGTTCGTAGGTGCCATCTAATTTGGAAATTGCTGAATGAAGTGTCGCAGAATCTTTGTGTGTGTAAATATTTGCAGTAGTCTGGATGTCAGCATGGCCCATGAGTTCTTTCGCATTATTGAGTGGGACCATTTTCTTCTGTAGGTCAGTACAGAACGTATGCCTTAGACAATATGGTGTAAGGTCTTTAGCCACTACAGATTTTATGATACGATTACGGTATAGCTCCGCACCCATGTATATATCAAGCTCTCTCAAGAAACTTGTCCACATACGCCTCATACTGTTTTCATTTTGTCGATTTCCGGCTTGGGTAGGAAACACAGGATCAAAAGGCTTCCCTTTTGCATTTAATAATTTTGGACGAAGTAATGCGTGGATCGGAATATCACGCACGCCCGCTTCGGTTTTTGGTGCCTTAATAGCGGTTGATCCACTTTCTTTTGCCGCATGTACATGTATTTCATTGTTGGTAAAGTCAACATCAGACCAAGTAAGAGCGGCTGTTTCTCCCGGCCTCATGCCTGTGTATAACAGAGTGAGTATCCAAAGGCCAGAACGATGGTATTCTGCTACAGTCAATATTGCGGCTCGTTCCTCCTCTGTAATTGATCTCCGCTGTCCTTGTACTACGGCTGGAAGCTCTAATAATTCGGCAGGGTCATAGACAATGATCCTGGACTGTCTGGCTCGTTTAAACAACTCCTGCATAACCATGCGGAGCTTTTTTACATGAGAGGCTGATTTCCCGGCCTGACTATTTAATATTCGTTGCAGATGCACATCCTTTATATCTCGTAATTTCATGTGCCCAATTTTTGGCCTGATGTATCCATTGTATTTCTCGTCATACATCCCAAGCGATTTTGTTGTAAGCCCCTTCGGATCTTTATAAAGCGTTTTCCATTCCTTATACCATGCGTTGACAGTCATAGATCCGCCTACGACTTCTTCACCACGCTTGGCGGCGGCGATTTTCTCGGCCAGCTTTGTCATGGCCTCTAATTCAGTTTTCCCGGTAGCCTCATACTTCTTTCCGTTGTACCTGGCTGTTTTTCGGATATAATCTTTAGACATTGACTTTTTCCCTCCGTTCTAATAAAATGGAGGGGCAGAGTGCCCGCAAAGCTTCTGCCCCTTGTCCTCGTTCCGGTGTTGGTAGCGCCGGGGCGGGGATTTTTTATTGTGCTTTTTTCAGTTCTGCAATCTCCTGATTTATGCTCCGAATAGCGAGCTTCAAAACGGAAACCTCACTGCGTAGCTCCTCTAACTCACTCTTCGGCGCTAATTTATCCAGCATGATTTTTTGATTTTCCGCCAGCAAATTGAATTTCGGAGTGACTTCTGTATCCAGAAGGACCTTCATGCGCTGGGTGGTTTCGTCCAAAATCTCCTGTTTCTGCTGGGCCAGCAGACCCTTTGTCTCAGACATGATGTCCTGTTTCTGTCTCTCCATCAACTGTGCGATAGCTTGCAGATCTTTTTCTTCTAACATAAGACTTCCTCCTGCTATTTACTGTCCAAATTACTCTAGCCCAAATTGTGCCTTTGATGTTACTTTTCCACCCTGAAATGTAACATTTGCGTTTGCACCGAGGCTTCCCTCTCCGTCCCAGGTATACATCGCAGTATAGTATTCATCGCCTAGTCCCAAATCGACCTCAGACAAGACTTCTCCTCTGGAACCGACAATATCAAAAACCTCTTGATAAGTCATTCCAGTTTTGATTGCGTTAAATTCTTCTAGCGAAATTGTGCCTGGGTTATCAACAGGAACAGAAAAGTCATTGTCACCGAATACATCATACTTAACTTCGTCGCCCATAACAGACAATAGATTCACGTTTTCTGGGTCCACTAGATACAGTATATAATTGGAAAAAGATTCTTCTCCCAAATCAGATTTAAGTTGAGAACAGGCGCTTTTCGCATGTTCTTGTATTTCAGCCCAATCTTCTGGGGGCCCTTGGGATGATAAGACAGGAGAAGATATTTGAACTTCGATTTTGGTTTCCTGCGGTCGTATTGACAGAATTTCCTCGCTGGAATAAAATTCCTCCAAAATCTGTTGGGCTTGTTCTTTGATATCGTCTTTGCTAGACGTCCCTGTTTCAGTAATGGTACTAGATGCTGAATTATTATGAATATATTCATCTAATAAATTGTCTGCTTCTTCTTCTGTGAATCCACAAGATAAAAGATACTTTTCCCGTTCATCTAAGAACATGGTTTTATAGGTCTGTATAAGGGCAATTCCTTCTTTGGCACTACTCAGCTTGCTTATTTCATTATCGTCAATATAATCCATTATTTCTTTTGCGATTAAGTTAATGTTTGAAATATAGTTTTTGGCGCTTTCTATGTAGGAATTAATAACAGAGTCATTGATTTCCTGGATTCTATCTATAAATCCTGAAAGTACATTCCTCATATCTTCACAAGTGGAATATACATCCAACAAACTTGACTCACTATTTTCAAGGGATTCAATAGATTCCTGTAAAATGTCAAAATACTTTTCGGTATATTTTACGGATATATAGACAATACCATCGTTTGTTTTAGCTTCTTCTTTCGTGTGTGTCTTGACCGGATTAGAATGGTTGTTTGACAGAGATCCGATACAAGCCAATACAAAGACAGCGATGATTGCCCAGAACCACCAACGTTTAAAAATGGGTTTTTTATTTGACTTACTCTTTACAACGGCAGTTTTGCTAGTATCAGCCCCGCATTCGGGACAAAAACGAGAATTTCCAATGTCTTTTCCACAATTTGGACACACCATTTTTCATTCTCCTCTCTATCTTTTCCGCCCCAGGCGGTTATGACACTTTATCACTAAGATAATCCTATAAACTGTACTTTTCTGCTTCAAAATAAGAATCTACGTTATTCATAAAACAAGCTTCCAACTTTTGGGTAATATGCCTCCTTGAAATTATGGAACAAACGTTCTATAATTGGGCTACCAATTAACAGGGGAGGGCGCAAGATGGAACAGAAGGATATGGAGTTGTTGCTTGAAGAGATCGAATGCGTGCTTAGGCGAAATCAGAATGAGGAATATCTGCGCCACCTGCTGAACTGCGCCCTCGCTTACGAAAAAGCGTTGAACCGTTAAACCGGCCCCGGAGAAATCCGGGGCTATTTTTTTTGCTCCGTAAAGCCGTCTATCAGTTTTCTGACGGCGGCTTTTTCTTTTTCATCCATGAACCAATAGGCTTTGATAATCCTTCTAATTACTTCATCATCCGAAACCGTGATCTGAGCAAGGACCTCTTGCCACTCTGCGTCCTCATCTCTCTGAATGTGCGGCTCTCCTTCTCCGGTGCGAAGCCACACTTCAGAGATATTAAATTCCCGACAGATGTCGGCAATGGTGCGGTCACTGGGCACTTTTTCGCCAGAGACTAGCCTAGAAATGAAGGACTGCGAAACATTGATTTTCTCTGCAAAAGCAGTCTTTGTTAGGTTGCTGTCCTTTACACACCATGCGATTCGATCATTAATGGTCTCCACTATTTGCACCTCCTGTCTGCACCTATTAAATCATAAATAAAAAAAGAAGTCAAGAAAAAATTATGACCCAGACATGAAAAATGCTTGACTTATTGACTTGGTCATGATATATTATACCCAGGACAAACAGGGAGGTGAAACGATGCCTGTATATGATACCAATAAACTGTCGGACGCACAGACTGTGGCAAATAAGCTAACGGGCCTACCCAAAGAAGCCCTCCTTTATATTGCTGGATATGCGGAGGGTTGCCGGGATCGCCCCACACGAAAGCGCCGAAAGGGAGAAAAGACCAACGGAGAAAAGGAAAACTGCCCTTGAGGGCGGGGCACGAGAAAGGACTCGTGATGAAAGAAAAAGCAAAAGTATTTGTGATAGATGCTGTAGATATCATATGGGACTGGCTGTTTGCTCATGACCTTTTGGTGTCAATCGTTTCTTCTATCATAGGATCTGTATTCGGCGTTTGGCTCGCATTTGAGTTTGTGATTCCACTCATAACCCAAAGGTAACCAATTGCAGAAATTAAAAGAGATGTTACGACAGAAATAATAACTGGAACAAAAACACTTTTAATTAGAAAGCTGTTTCGTTCATTTCTTCGTATTTCTCTCCATCTAAGCCCTTCATGTTTGAGATAAAAGGCAGTATGGGTCGGTCCCTCACTGGCCTTCAAAGTGCGGTATCCGGCCAGATTTTGATGGACCATATATTCGATGGCCTCTATGACTTCGGCTTCTTCTGCACCCACGGCCTGACACAACTGACCAATGGATACATCTGCTTGATAATCCCATTCTTCGGCAATCGAACAAAAGCACTCAGCACCTTTCGGAGACATGAACTGCAAAATTTTATTTGTGAGCCTATCTTGTCTAAGCATAGGATATCCTCCCTTCTCCGCCAGTATATCACGGAGTGGGATGGAGGTAAACGGTGAATAGGGGAGGGGGTGAGTGATTTGGAAAGAGACACATACCAGCGAGGAACAGATGCAGCAAGGGTTATCCAAGTAATTGAAACCAAAGCCGTTCGAGGTTCCGGGGAAAAAAATCAGCCATTTAGAACAGTGATCGAATACTGGTCGTTTGATGGGAAGAAACTTGGAGAGATCGATCCGCTTATTTCTGCGGCTGAATAGACAGGGCCAGTTCAAAAGAAAGTTCGGACTCTATGTAATGAAGAACAGCGTCGATAAAGCGTTTCATTTCTGCAATATCAAGATTTTCGTGTTTTTTAACATAGTGGGTCTCATCATTCCCAATCCATGTGGCGCGCTCTGAAAGGACCCTAATTCTGTCATCTTCTATACGCCGTATAGATACGCTTAAGGGCTCAACTTGAATTGTGGCTTCATCTGACGGGAATTTATAAATCAAATAGTCTTTCACGAGAAACTCAAGAGATTTCCGATATCCACTGCCGCATATTCCGGTTAGCTTTGATTTCTCTGCTTTTTCAGCTTGTGCATAGATCGACGCAAACTTTGGGGACAACTCTTTGATTTGCTTTGAGATTGTTCGATTATCCGGAACTTCTGGATAGACCCCGAGACGCTTTCGAATCCAAACTTCCTTACCTCCTGCGTATCCAACCTCATATTGGACTAAAAAAATATTCCTACATTTAGGGCACAATTCTAAAAGTGAAACATTTCCTTCGGGAACATAGTACCCAGCAATATTTTGAGGAACCAGCGCCCAATGGCAGATTGGACAACTGGACACCTCATCACACTTGCAAGTGTATTCGGTTCCATCATCAATGCTTATAACATTGAATTTCTTTTCAGCCATAAAGATACCCCCAATATTAGATATTAAGAGTATACCGCAATTAACCATAGTAATCAATGAGCAGAAGCTGTCCGATAAAGCGCGCCGACGACCAAGGGGCATAAGAAAACCGGGAGTGCTGCTACACTCCCGGCCCGCCGGTCACTTAGGCCGACGATTCGAAAGCACGGAAGCTGTCCAATAAACCGGACAATAAAGGGAGGTGAGAGGGATGGAAGTCGTTTTGAAAGGCGAGGCAAAAGAAATCGCTGACCTCGTACTCGCACTACAAGGCCAGCAAAGTACATGTTTGCAGATGGATACTAAAGCTGTTGCTCAATCCATAACTAAGAAGGAGGAACCGCAATGACCCCCAAACAGAAAGCGAAAATACTCAGGGAGATATACGGCGGTCTAATGACACTGGAAGATGTCCGGCGAGAGCTGGGCTGTACCAAGAGATGGGCCAAGCAGTGGCTGGAAAACCACCAGATATTCGGTATCAGAATGAGCGAAAAGAGGGTGAAATACGATGCGGACATGGTGGCATCCGCTATTGTGCGTGACATGGGTGTGAGCGCATGAGAGCACAAAATAATTGCCCCCACCCGTGGTAGCTCACGGATGAGGGCGGAAGAACAGGACAAGTCCTTGTACCTTGTATTTTAGCATGGTGCGGGACGGAATACAAGGAGGAAAACCAATGTTTAAGTTTGAAGATTACTATGTGGCTCTGGACGGAGCCGGACCCAAGCTCAAGGAACTGATTCTGGAGCGGGCGGCCCATGACCGAAGCATTGATTTCATAGAGCTGCGGGAGCTGGTGGACCGGGCGTATCCAGAGCAAGTATAAAAAACGCCCCGCCAGGTGGTGACACACCTGACGAGGCTGGCAAACCTAACTGACCAGACCAATTAGGCTTGATGGATATATCATACTAGAACATCTGTTCTCTGTCAAGCCGGAAAGGAAAAAAATATGGCAGAGAAAGAGACAAAAATTGGACGCCGCAACACCATTGAGGAACTGGGAAAACTCGGCGAGTCAGTCAAAAACCAAATGGATTGGCTCAACAAACAGGTTTATGGAATGACATTCGAAGATTTAATTCGATACATGGGGAAGCGGACAGATGATGACACCGAATGAGGTCATCCGCCGCATCACCCAGCGGGCTATGGAGCGGCACCGGCTGTCGCAAAGGGGCCTTGCCCATGAGATCGGATGCGGCGATGGCTCTATTTCAAAGCTCCTGGACGAGCAGGAGGTACGCCTTACTCAGGAGCAGTGGTTCTATTTGATGACACTGGGAGGAATCAGAATTGTTTGAATTTTTATCCGTGGTGTGCATGGTGTGCATCGTGATCTGTACCGCCCTCGCTGTGGCGGAATTTATAGAAAAGAGGCGGAAAAAGTGAAGTACATTGAGGACGGACGCTCTCTGGTGGAGCGAAACCACGACGCTAGAGAATATTGCTATCAGTGCCGCCGGGAGCGTGAGGCACGCATGAACCGCATTGTGAGGCGGTGCCTGGTGGTGTCTAGCATGATCTTTATGTGCTCTCTGCTGGTAGGGTGGGCGCTGTGATGTGTGACATTGAACATCCAGACGTTACAGCGATTCAGCGGTACGGATATCCTACATGGGCCATATCATACGAGGCTGACAGATGTGACGAGCAAAAAGAATATATCGAAGAAGAAAAATGGGGAGATAGGATGCCAGATGGATAAGAAGATTATTTTGACCGTCCACCGGCCAGAGCCGTCATTTTGCGGAGTAGTCAAGTTGGACAGAGATGCGGAGGTATTGGTGAAGCAGCTCCAGCGAGAGACCGGGATGACAGCAAAATACATCGTTTCCCAAATTATAATCCAGGGATTTGACCTGGTAGAAATTAAGGAGGATAAAGATCAATGATCGTCAAGCCTGAAAACATGGATTTTTCCAACAAAAACATCATCATGATTATCAGCGGCCTTCCGGGCGTTGGCAAAACTACACTGTCTCTGTCCGCACCGGATGTGGTTCTGGTAGACGCTGATGAGGGTATGGCCCGTGTCAAGCCAGAGCATCGAAAAGACAGTTCCATGGTCAAAACCTATGAGGAACTGCTGTCTGACATTAAGAGCTTTGAGGGGCACTATAAGACGGTAGTCATCGATACCTGCGGGGCCTTGATCGATCTGATGAAGGATTGGGCCATGCGGAATGAGCCATCCGCCAGCAAGAAAAGCGGCGGGTTCAGCCAGCAGGGCTACGGATTCGTCAAGACCGAGTTCCTCCGCCTATCCGCCGAGCTGCGCAAGAAATTCAATGTAGTGTTCCTGTTCCACGCTTCCAAGGATCGGCAGGGCGATGACGTGTTCTATGACATCGTGTGTGAGGGTTCTACCAAGACTCTGGTTTGGCAGCCTGCCGACCTGGGGGCCTATCTACATATCGTCAACGGCGAACGGTATCTGGGCTTTACCCCAACCATGAACTATAACGCTAAGAGCGCCTACGGTATCAAGGGATTGGTCAAGGTCCCGGAACTGAAGGATGGAGAGCCGAACGATTTTCTGACGAAGCTGTTTGCCAAGGTCAAGGAAAATATCGCCGCCGAAAAAGAGGCTCTTAAGCCTCATCAGGAGCAGTATGAGGAAACGATGGCGGCTGGGAAGCTGGCCATTGAGACCATCGAGAAGCCGGAAAATGTAGTCGAGGCCATGAGTGCAATCAAAGGACTGACCCATGCCTTGACCAGTGAGCGGGAGCTGAAAGCGGCGCTAACGGAGCGAATCAAAGAACTGGGGATCGTCTACAACAAGGAGACGAAAGCCTATGAGTGGGCAAAGCAATAAGTTTCTGCTGACGCAGAGCCTTTTGTCTTCCTGGCAATACGCCCTCAAAGGTGGGGATGGTGAGGAATTTCTCTCTGCCCTGCGCCGGGAGAAAAAGCCCCAGTCAAAGGCCATGCTGGACGGTATCCGGTTTGAGAATATGGTCCACGCGGTCAGTGAAGGGGCAGATATTACCCAAGATCAGGAATGGTACAGGCCGGTGGTGGAGATTTGCAAAATCATCACCCAGAGCCAGTATCAGGTCAAGGCATCCAGGCCTTTAGTGGTGGATGGCGTAGAATTTGTGTGCTACGGAATCCTTGACTTTCTGAAAGCTGGGGTTATCTACGATACCAAATTCAGCAAAACATACCACATAGGGAAATACCTGGACAGCCCCCAGCACCCCATGTACTTCTACCTATGCCCGGAGGTCCGGGAATTTGAGTACATCATCAGCGACGGCAGCTATGTGTATCGGGAGGCATATCTGCCGGAGGACACCGAGCCCATTGAAACCATCGTCCGGCAGTTCATGAAATGGCTGGATAAAACAAATCTGGTGGACCTGTACTGCCAGAACTGGAGGAGCAAATATGCCTAAGTGGTGGATCCATTTTATCAAGAGCCGCAAAACCTGTAATGGGTTTTGCCTTACCTGCAAACATTATAAAATCTGCAAGGAGGATTTGAAGAATGAGTAACTGGGACAGCTATCAGAGGGAAAAACGCCCCCGCCTCTTCTCTGGTAATTATCGGGTGGAAATTGTTAGTGTAGAAGAAAAAGAAAGCAAAGCAGGAAATCCCATGTTGGTGATCGGGATTCGGCCAAACGGAAGCAATATCACCATCAACCACTACATTGTCAAGAATGAATATTTCAATCAAAATATGACCGATTTCTTTGACTCTTTCAACATTGACGATGGAGATTTTACTCTTCCAACCTGGATTGGCGCTGTAGGTGCTGCACGGTTAAAAGAGGATGATCGTGGTTATCTGAAAGTCCAATATTTTCTCGATCAGTGCCGGGCAGAGAAGCTGCCTCCCTGGGAAGGTAAAATGCCAGAGCGGCAGGAGCTGACAAAGCTGGAGGACATCGAAGATGACGGAGACCTCCCATGGAACTGAGGTGGGCGAATGCTTACCCACTATACAGACGCGGAGATCAAGCAGAAGTTGAAAGAACTGGTGGTAATAGCAGATAGCAGAGAGCAAGTCAATGGTCACCTGATTTCGTGGTTGGACAAGAACCACATCCAGCACAAGAGCCGTGCTTTGGAAACCGGCGACTACTCTGTCATGCTGGGCAATACCACCTTTGAAGACGAGATTGCCTTTGAGCGCAAAGCAAATCTGGATGAGATTGCAGGCAATTTTACTGTGGGCCGGGAACGGTTCGAGCGAGAAATGATCCGGGCAAAGGCCAGAGGGATGAAGCTATTTCTTGTGGTGGAAAACGCTACTTGGTCGGACATCTTCCTCCACAACTACCGCTCCCGGCTGGAGCCGAAAAGCCTGTTCGCATCTCTTATGTCCTGGCAAGCGGAATACAACCTGACCGTGATCTTCTGCAAACCATCAGAAACGGCGCAAATCCTTTACAGTACCCTCTATTACTGGGTCAGAGACCGGTTGAAGTGGGGGTGAAGCCATGGATATAGCATCCGATATTCGCCGGATGCTCACTGCCCGGCAAGTGGCAGAGCACTATGGATTTCTGGCCAACCGCTCCGGATTTATTAAATGTCCATTCCATCAAGGAGATAATACAGCAAGCCTGAAATTGTACGATGGACAAGGCGGATTTCATTGTTTTGCATGCGGGGCACATGGCTCTGTCATCGACTTTACAATGAAGTTATTCGACCTAAATTTTAAACAAGCAATACTCAGACTAAACGCAGACTTCCGCTTAGGCCTCACATCCAATAAACCGGACCGCGCCGTCCGCTCCGCGGCTCTGGAGGCCCGCCGGGAGGAACAGCGGAGAAAGGAGCAGGCCGAGGAAAACTTCCGGTATATGGCCTCTGAGTTGCATTACTGGAGGGATGTTCTGGAGGTTTTCCCCCCTGTCCGCCAGGGCGATGATGCCTATTACCACCCGTTATATGTCGAGGCCGTCAAGCGCCTCCCGTATATCGAATACTGGCTTGACGACTTTATTGAGAAGGGAGGCAAAGAGCATTGGATGAAATCCCCTCTTACACACGGGATGACTATTTAACGACCACAAAGCCATTTGAATACCTGTATGCGCACAAAGAAAACAAGTTTGAGATGAAGCAGCTTTTAGGGCTCATGTCTGTCCAGGCTCAAACAGTCGGAATCAGAAATCTGGCAGCCCTATTTAAAGCTTATGTTGAGACTGTCAGCGGAACTGTGACTCCCGGCTTTAACCGGACAGACTTCACAGGACAGGCCTTAGAACTAGACTGTGGAGGCTGGACGGCCACAGACACCGGAATATACGGAACAGACAAGGTTGGGTTTGAGGTCGTAGCTTGTTATCATCCGATTATGCCGGTGCAGAGATTAGTCAATATCGATACAGGAATCCACAAAGTCAAACTGGCGTTCAGCCTTGGAAAACGGTGGAATACCATCATAGAGGATCGTAACGTTATTTCAGACAGTCGGTCTATAATTGGGCTTTCAAAATATGGAATTATGGTCAATAGTGAGACGAGCAAGCCACTGATCCGATATTTGGCTGACGTGGAACAACTTAATTACGATCAGATCCCGGAGGTGTCCAGCGTTGGGCGGCTGGGCTGGATTGACGACTATGGCTTTTCTCCGTATGTAGAAGATTTAGTTTTTGACGGAGAGGAAGAGTACAGGACCCGCTTTGAAAGTATCCAGGAACATGGAAGACGTGACGTGTGGCTGGATACCGTCAAGGCAGTAAGGGCAGGGAACACTCCCGGTAATGTAATCGCCCGTATTGTTCTGGCTGCGTCCTTTGCCTCAGTTCTGGTCAAGCCGTGTAATTGTTTACCATTTTTCGTTCACCTGTGGGGCGGGACGGAAACAGGTAAAACCGTAGGCCTTCTTCTTGCCGCCAGTGTATGGGCCGACCCAGAGATAGGTAAGTACATCCAGACATTTAACGCCACGGAGGTTGGTAAAGAGCTTGGCGCTGCGTTCTGTAATTCCTTGCCACTTATCATTGATGAACTCCAACTGATCAAGGACAACCGAAAGGACTTCGACCGAATGATTTACCAGTTGTCTGAGGGTGTGGGCCGTGCCAGGGGACGGAAACAAGGAGGACTCCAGAAAACCCCGACTTGGCGAAACTGCATCATCACAACAGGTGAGTTCCCTATTATATCTCCTAACAGCGGAGCGGGGGCAGTTAACCGAACAATTGAGATTGATTGCCATGCGGAGCATCTGTTTGATGACCCTAAGCTGGTGGCAACCACACTTTACAGCAACTATGGATTTGCTGGAAAAGAGTTTGTAGCGCACCTCATGGAAGACGGAGCTTTCGAGCGCGTTCAGAGCATACAGGAGACCATGCAGGACGCATTGAAGACCGGAGATACGATGGACAAGCAGACGGCCTCAGCAGCTCTCATTTTGGCGGCTGACAGACTTACCGAGGAATGGATTTTCCAGGATGGTGTTCTACTCCGCCCGGAGGATATTCGCCCCTATCTTGTCTCTAAGGAGACAGTCAACCAGAATGGGCGGGCACTTCAATACCTTTATGATTTTATCAACATCAACCAGGCGCGATTTGGGTTAGACGCAGAGGCTCATCAGGGCGAGGTGTGGGGTGATCTGGACGATGACTACGCCTATATTATCCGGTCCAAGTTCGATCAAATTTTGGCCGACGAGGGTTACAACGCCTCCGCTTTTTTGGGCTGGGCCAAGAATACTGGTAACATCAAGTGCGGCAAGGACGGGAAACCAACTGTCGTAAGAAAACTGAATGGACGGTCTTGCCGCTTCGTTTGCCTGAAATTACAGGGAATTGATAACTTTTTAGGCGGAAATGACGATTTTTTGCTTCCGTGAGAAGGTTACCCGGTTACCCAAGTTACCCTATTTTTGATATGTTTTCTAAGAAAAAGTATTTTGCGAAATCAAAAAATAATTTTTTCAAGTGTTAATTTTGTGGGTAACTGGGTAACCGAGACTTGAAACCGTTGGGAGAGTAAGCGTTGAGTGGTTACCCACCATTGGTAACGACAGGTAACATTGGTAACGTACAGGTGAAAACATGGTATTTCCATTTGAACAAATGGCGGCTCGTGGCGAGCCTATGCCCAAAGGACTCGACCTTCCAGACCAGCTTGCTTATCAATTCCTGTCAGATCTGTATGCCAGGATCAGGCACGGGAATTTGGACTGGGAACAGGCGATTATCGAAAAGGGGCAAATGATACATCAATATGACCTAGCAAAAAGGAAAATGGATCACTGGTCAAAAATGAGCGACCACTATGCGAATCGCACAAAAGCGGTTGAACGCTACCAAAATTCTTATCGAAAAAATCGTACATTGGAGAACGCCGACAGGTTGAGCGCGGCGCTGGATGGGAGGTTGTGATGAATGAATACATACATTACGAACCATATGGACGATATTAAGCGTGCCCTGCTGGGCGACAAAGAGGCGGCGAAGCTATGAGGGTGTTGGTAGCCTGTGAAGAGTCTCAGGAGGTATGCAAAGCGTTCCGGGCGCTGGGCCATGAGGCGTACAGCTGCGACATAGAGCCCTGTTCGGGAGGGCATTCTGAGTGGCATATACAACAAAATGTTCTTCCCTTGATTGATGGGACTTGTGCCTTCAGAACGGGAGATGGGGCAGCGCACCACATTGAAGGCCTTTGGGATTTATTGATTGCGCATCCTCCATGTCAGAAGCTCTCTAATGCTGGAGCTGTAAATATGGGGCGAAAAGATAGTATTTGTAAAACACAAGAATGGAGAGAGAAATTCCTTAATGACCGATGTGACGCCGCAATATTTTTTATGACATTTTTGACCGCAAATTGTGGGAAGATTTGTGTGGAAAATCCTGACGGATACATGAACACACACTATAGGCCTCCTACACAGCACATTGAGCCATACATGTTTGGGGATGCATGGAAGAAAAAAACAGGTCTATGGCTCAAAGGGCTTCCCCAATTAAAGCCAACCAATGTTGTTATGCCGCGCGGGAAATGGGTGCAGCAGAACAAAAAGGGGAAAATTGCGAAATCAGAGGCATGGGAGGTTGTTGGAGTCAGGAACGCAAAAATGAGGGCAAAAACTTTCCCTGGCATAGCTCAGGCCATGGCAGAACAATGGGGAGGTATATGTGATGGATGACATCAAGCTCGCCCTCCTGGGCGACAAGGAAACCGCCCGTAGGCTGACGGATGCGGGGGTACTGCTGCCGTGCCCGATGTGCAAGGGCGATGAGATTTTAGTGCGAAGCGTAAGCGGCGCATTTGACAGCGGGAAAATAAGTACGAAAAAGTATACACAATGCCGTAGTTGTTTCTTGCAAACAACGTTTTACAACACTGAAAAAGAAACCCGCCTCGCCTGGAACACCCGTGCGCCGATTTTGAGCGCGGAGGAAATGGAGATGCTGGAGGGGAATGATAAATAACAAAAAAGCGCTTGATGCCGCGCAGACCATTGTTGACTACTGCAAAGGACAAACATCCTGCCAGAACTGTATTTTTCGGATGCATGGAGCGGATCATTGGAAATGCCATATAGATGCGTTTGTTTTGCGGGATGTAATAGCAAACATTGCAGCAAAGAGGAAAAATAATGGATATTTGTGAAGGGAGGCCCAGCCATGACGGACGAGGCCGTGGAGATGGAGATAGAGAGATGGGAGGCGCTGAATGAGAATATTGAGTGATGTGGTATGGATCGTCCTTTTGGTAATCACGCCGTGGCGGCTGTTTGAGAGATTTTTCCTGCCGGCCTGTGAGCGAGTAGTGGCAAAAAGATGGGAGGGGCTGAACGATGCGGCCGATTGATGCGGATGCGTTAAAAGAAGCGTTTGCGGATGTCCTGGACAAAAACTACATGGACGATTATGCAAAAGGATTTGTTGCGGGCTTAAATGTTATACTGAATATGCCAACCCTCCCCCAGCCCAGCAACGAGGCGCTGACGTGTGCTGGATGTGTGTATCGGAAGCGAGAAGGCTGGAACTACGAACAATTCGTGCGCTGTAAGAGGCACTGGGGTGACCGTTACCGCCGCCCGCCGGAGGGAGAAGCATGAAAATTACGAGAAGACAACTGGAGGATAGCCGACGGAGGGGATGCCGAGTATACGGCTATAAAAAAGCATTTTGCGATTTACATAGTTGCTGCGAGAAATGCGACAGGCGCATTAGACTATTGTGCAGACTGATTTGTAAGATCGAAAACATCCAAGAAAAGATTATCTTGAGGAGTTGCCCGCCGGAGGGAGAGGAGGGCACATGACTTCAAAAGAAAGAACTAATCCAATCGGCAATTCCGGCGAAGTGTTCAATAAGAAGACCGATAATCGCACCAAGAAAAACCAAAAGCACTTGAAATATACGCTCCTGTTTCTTTTCGGCGTTGCTCTTGGTATCTTGTTCGGCGCGATATTCAAACTCTGCTAAAGAATCTTCACCGCGTGGGGTGATGATCCACACTGTTGGGTTCATGCAAAATTCGCCAGCTGTTTCTTTGAGTTCGTGGCTTACAGGGCGAATGTAGCCGCACTCTTTGAAATACCTGATTTGTTCGGTCATTTTTGGCCCGGTGTATTTTTCTCTGCGATATTCCAGCAAAGCGTAATAATTCTTTTCTGACAGCATGGTTATCACCTCACGCCGATTATACCACAAGGAGGACAAGATGGACATTGAGAAGCTGATTGAGCAGTTGAAAGGGATTGCTAAAGGGCTTGTGGAAGCTGGATTCCCAAAATGTGCAAACACTGTGAGGCAGGCCGCCACCGCCCTCTCCACGCTCCGGGCAGAAAACGAGAGACTGAAAAACAAATTGTCCGAATTGGCACACTTGCCGTTTGACAAGCCTGGAATCGGAGAGCGAACAAAGCTGATGGCCGAAAATGCAGAACTGCGGGCCGAGCTTGAGCAGGTGAAGCAGGAGAGGGATGTTGCAATAGAGCAACTGCACGGCCATTGTCCAGCTTGCGCTCACTACACGCCAAATCATAATGAGGGGCTATGCCGATTTTGTTGTTTTGAGGTCGCACGGAACACAAATGTAGAGATTAACGACAACTGGGAATGGCGCGGCCAGAAGGAGGAGTGAGCATGGAAAAGCTAACGGGGAAATTAAGGTATGTACTGGAAGATTGTATTGGTTGTATCAGCCCTATCCAACAAGAGGTGATAAATAAATCGGTTGACCGCCTCGCTGCCTACGAGGACACGGGGTTGGAGCCAGAAACAATCGAAGAAATATACAAAGAATGGAGCTATTATTTGAATTTCGTAGGTAAAAGGAACACAATCGAGGATGCAGTAGATGATATCTACGATGAAGGGAAGGTTGATTATGACCGCCTCCGCGAGCTGGCCCAGGCGGACAGGATGATCGGGAAAGAAGTTTGGGCGCAAGAAAAATACTTAAACATTTTCCAGACAAAGCCAAGCCTCATTCAAAGAACGACAATTCAGTATGTTTCTCTGTTAAAAGGTGGAAACATCCTGTGCCACACTCAAACCTGTGCTTTCCCATTGAATGAAATTGGCAAAACCGTTTTCTTGACCCGTGAGGAAGCCAAGGCCGCACTGGAGGGGATGAAGAATGGCTGAGTACATCGAGAGGGCGGCAATTTTAAAAAGCCTTGGGTATGATGAAAAAAGGCGAGCTGATGTTCTTCCTGGGTCAACGTTTGATATTGTGCTGAAAGAGGCCGCCGCCGAGGTTGCGGAGGTGAGGCACGGGCGGTGGTTTTTCAAGTATCCGAATGGCTGGGCCTGTTCCAGATGTGGTGAATGGGGCTTGATGATTGACAACCAGGGTATTTGCAAATCAAGCTACTGTCCCAACTGCGGCGCTTTGATGAAGGAGGAAGAGCATGAGGCTGGGTGATGTAGACAAACTGCTTTACCGTAAGAGAAAGGTTATGTTTTTTGGATTGGGCCAAGATGATGAGTGCTGGGGGTTCGCTGTGCCTGTGGAAGAAATTGATAAGGCTCCCACTATTGATGCCGTTCCTGTGGTCAGGTGCGCCCGATGCAGGCACGGAGAAGCATTCAAAACCTTCCCCGGCGGGATATTCTGCCCATACATCAAGGATACGGTCCCGCCAGATGGATATTGCTACATGGGGGAGGAAAACCCCCATGACTAAGTGCTGCGCCACCTGCGCCTGGTACGAGGACTTCCAGGGCGTGTGCTTCAACGGGGATTCGCCGTACTGCGCCGACTTCACGGAGCCGGATCAGCGGTGCAGGGAGTGGGAAAGGAAGGAGGACGGCCATGAGCAGTGAACTTTGGCTTGGCTATGTGGCCGGTGCGCTGACATTTGGCTGGCTGCTGCCGTGGATAGGAAGGAAAATCAAATGAAGTTTCGGAACCCTGAGACGGGGGAAGTGTTTGACGATGTAGACGTCACTCTTGATTCCGCTTTTGATTGCGACTGCTGCAATCCGGGGACGTGCCCCGTTGGAAAGGCAGCGTTTATTTCTGGATATTCCTGCTGCGATTACGTTGAAAAACACCCCCACGAAGCCGCCTGCCTGATGGGCTTCGAGGTGGTGGAGGATGAACAATTTCGTGAGGTCACGAAAATGATGAAGGAGGCCAACATGAAAGAAAAATGCCCTATTTGTGATTATGATATTGAGCACTGCCAGTGCCTTTTCGGCGGGTCTGCCCATCCGGACAGAAGTAAAAAGCAGGATGTAGTAAAAGACCATCTATATCTTTTCTCTGATGAGCAAGTAAAGCACATTATTAAGCTTGAAAGATTTTGGGAAATAAGCTATTTGGACAAAGAAAAAAAGAAAATCATGGCGGAACTGAAAAAAGAGTATCCAAAAATTCAGGTGCCGGTATCATCGAAGGAGGCCAACATGGACAAGCCGAGAATTTGTGATGTGCTAGGGGTTAACGTGGACGAGGAATTTGAATTTGATTTTGATAGCAATCAGGTAAGCAGAGGAACGATGAAAATCGGCGCGGATGGATTACGGTACTACAAGGACAAAAAAGATTGGTTCCAATGTTGGAATGAAGAGGACTTAATATATATTATCAACCACCCCGACCGCATCATCCGCAAGCCCCGCTTCACCCAGCAGGAGGTGGAACTTTTTAGGGCAATTCAAGTGCTTTACCCTAAAGCGGAGTATGTAGAAAGGATTAAGGATAGCGGAGTAATCGGATTGAGTAACAATACATGTGGATGGATAATGGACATTGATAAAGACTTGTTCCAGGCCCTCCGCCCCGGCGAATCCGTCAAGCTGGACGAGATCATCGGAGGTGCCCAATGAGAGAAATTCTTTTCAAAGCCAAGCGGCTGAGTGATGGTGCATGGGTGGAAGGTTATCTATACCGCCTCCATGATAGCTTAAATCCCTTTATTATGTTCAGAAACCGGCATGGTGAAGCTTACGAGGTTGACCCCTCCACGGTCTGCCAGTACACCGGACTGACCGACAGGAACGGGAAGAAGATTTTTGAGGGGGATATCATCCGTTGGACTAACTGGAAGGACGAGCAAAAAGAAGCCCCTGTATGCTATGACCCAGAGTGGAATAGATTTTGCGTTTGGCTGAATGGCGCTGAAAGTATGGGCGTAAATAAGCATCTTTCAACTGGCGGAATTGAGATCATCGGCAACGTCCACGACGGGGAGGGCGGACAGCATGATAGAATGGATTAGCGTCAAGGAGAGGCTGCCGGAGGAACTTCCCGAAAATAAAGGAAGAAAGACAATCTCTTGTTTAGTAGCATTAAAGTCCTGTTATCCCAAAGGAAAGGCTACGATTCAGAAAAGGCAGAGACAGTGGATTCCATATTATGACGGTTCTTTTGTTGGATGGGAGTGGAGCAGGATTGGAGCACAAAGAGTCACCCACTGGATGCCCCTCCCAGACCCGCCGAAGGAGGGATAGCCTTTGACCAGCCAAGGAATAGAAACCTTCCTCTCCTATCTACGAGAGACCGAGCAAAGATACCATATGGCTGAAGCGGACGAGCAGGAAGCAAATAATGAGACTCAGGATATCCTACATAGCTTGGAGCTTCAGGATCATGACTATCACGATTTTGCTCGTCTATCAAAGGAGCTGAGAGGAGTACGCCAGAAACGACGGGCCGCAAAGGACACTATGAGTGAGGCGGCCCCGGTGCTTGATTGGATAGACCAAAACCGCACAACAATCAAAAACCTTGAACGACTCCTGGGTGATGTGCGGAAAACTGAGAAGAGCACTGCCAATCGGATCTATACACCCAGGGCGAGGAGGGATAGCAATGCCTAAACCAAGCGCAACCCTCGCCCGTATCAAGACAGAAGCGGAGGCCAAGTATAACGCCCTTTTCCGGTTAAAAATGGACATGCTGATGCAGATGGGACAAGATGCTGCTATGATCGCCGCTCACGAAGTCCTCCAGCTTGGCCCCGGCAGGTCTGAGGCTTTCCGCACCGCATACATAGAGGCTATGAACGGTATGGCACGGATGGTCTGTGAGGATCAGCAGGACGATAGCGAGTTCGTCTATGCCAAAGCAAAGATTGACGAGCAGATCAGGGCCATTGTTGGAGATGACCTGTTTAAACCCTGGGAGGAGAGATATGGTCGAAATCTGTGACAAGGGGAAAACCTGCGTCTACTGGCGAGGTATCAATAATTCCAAGGATGCGCCCTTTTGCAACCATCTATTAGATACCGGATGCCGTAGAGTGGGAGACGTGGACCACTGTGAATCCAAGGAAATAGGAAAGCGGAGAAAAAGAGTATCCTTTGACTGCCCTCTGGAACAGCAGGGATTATAAGGATGGTGATAGGATGGACGAGTTTCCAGAGCGGCTAAGAAGGTTAAGGGAGTCTATGAGGCCGGTCAGGAGCATGACGGTTACATCACAGCTAATGGGGTTAAGCCCTGATGCATTACGAAAATATGAGAGAGGGGAAGTGGAGCCAAAAATGACAGCCCTAAAGCTGATTGCGGCATATTATCACATTAGCCTCGATGAACTCTGCAAAATGGAGGAAGAGTAAGCCCTAAACTTTCATAATCTCATAGAAAATATTGCAAATTCATAAAGTTTTATGAGTGAGCAGAAATATGTATGCGACAATGGGAGTGTGGGAGCGTATGCCCCTGCGCTCCCATTCGCTTTTTCTATTTCCTCCTCAACCCCGACGCTTGCCGGGGTACATACGCCGCACAAGCGCATCAGCCCACACATCCGGGCCGGATGGTCGCGCCCTCCATGCGGCAACATCGCCCTTTACGGGCATTAGACAATGTGCTCTAAAGGCCAAGGAGCTGACTGTGGAAAGACACTACACCAGATTGTCGGAGCGTCTAAGCACTGGGAAGAGTAAGATGCCCGCCTGTCATGGAGGCGGAAGCGGTTGCAGCTATGACCTGCCACGGCGCTATCCCGCTGAAAACTGCCATGTGTGCCTGTATACGGGTATGCCAATATGGTGTGACAATCTAAGCGGAACGGCGCACATAAAAACTTGGAGGGCATGATGGGCAAAGCAAAAAGGAAACCAAGGCCATCTATGCCAGATTGGTATTGGTGGGGGCAGGACGGGTGCTGGTTTTGCAAAAATAAGAACAACTGCAATCAGTGTAAAGCAAACCGAGCTGCGTGCAAAAGAGATCCGAAACTATGCAAAAAGAGGGAAAAAGTTACAAAATCCGCGGCCGAAAATAAGGACATATAAATAGCGGAACCATTGAAACACAATGGGTTTATGGTGGCCGAAAAAATATTAGAATTGGCTTAAAAAGTTATATGCCGAGTGCTGTAGCAGAAGGCCGGACCGCAGCCATGGGAACGGCGGCGAGGTCGTGGCGGCTCATTACCGCCTCTCGGCTCCAGAGAAGTCCGGTGTATGCCGGACAAAGCATCATCCATGTGGTGGTGCTTTATACGCCGCTCCTCGCCGCATGAGGCGGGCGGTGGCACCAGGACGCAAGTCCTTACAGAGCAGGCCCCCGGAAAGCCTGACCAAACCCGGAGCATACCCCGGAAGGGGTATATATGCCGTGCCTCGTTGCGGGAGATGGGGGCGGGACAGGAGAGAAATAACATGGATTATAAATCAAGGCGCTGGAAGCGATTAAGAAAAAAGATATTGCGAAGAGATAGATATTGCTGTAGAGAGAGCAAGAGGTATGGGCAGATAGTAGAGGCAACAACAGCACACCATGTTTGGCCAGTGGAACAGTACCCAGAATACCAGTGGTGTGAGTGGAATCTGATTGCCCTATCAGGTGAGGAACATAATGCAATGCATGACAGAGAAACTGGAGAGTTAACTGATAAAGGTGAATATTGGAGAAGAAAGATTACCCCCCCACCCCCTACCCCCCTGGGGGAATCCCGCTAAGGGACCGGTGAGGGGAACTCTTTCCAACTCTGAGACCATTTTTTGAGAAAGGGGTGTAAGGATGACAGCAGTTCAATGGAAGCGTCTCGTAAAAAAGCAGATGGCCGAACTGGGGAACGAAGAAAAAGCATACGACTCTGTTATCTCCACCCTGGCGGATATCCTGGAACAAAGGGATGCGGTATATAAGCAGTATAGGGACGAAGGCTGCCATCCTGTCCGGGAATACACCAACAAAGGCGGCGCGACTAACATCACCAAGAACCCTCTTTTAGTGCTCTGGGATGATCTAAATAAATCCGCTTTGGCGTACTGGCGGGAGCTTGGGATGACACCCAGCAGCTACAAAAAAATGACAGGAGATGGGCCAAAGAAAGAAAGGCCCGGAGGGCTGGAGCAAGCTCTTGCCAAAATCGAAGCCTAAAAACTGGGATGTTGTCCTGGAGTACGCCACATCGATACGGGACGGGAAAAAAATCGCCTGTGAGGAGCTGAAGCAGGCGGTTGACCGATTCTTTCAGGATCTAAATAATCCAGACTATGAATTAAACCACAAAGATCCAGAGTTTTGCATCCAGGTCATTGAAAAGACCATTTGCCACCAGCAGGGAGAAAGGCTGGACGGGACTCCGTTGCGGGGGACGCCGTTTCTGTTAGAGCCGTTCCATAAATTTATTATTTATAACCTGGTTGGGTTCCGGCTTAAAGGCACCAATATTTTACGATTCCACGAAGCGCTCATTTACATTCCCCGAAAAAACATAAAGACCTCTTTTGCTGCCTCACTGTCCTGGGCCTTATCCCTCCTGTTTCGAAGGTCAGGCTCTAAGATGTATATTGCATCCGCAGCCCTGATGCAATCGTTAGAGTCATTCAATTTTTTGAACTACAACGTAAAGCGGATGGGTGAAGATTCCAGGGATGGTGGGTCTGTGCGGGTCATAGACAACAATAACGAGCACAGCCTGTCGGCCACACTGGGAGACGGTTCATTCTATATTCGGGCGCTGGCCGCTAACCCAGACAGTCAGGACTCCCTAAACTGCAACATTGCTATCTGCGATGAGATTCACGCATTTAAACAGCCGAAGCAATACAACCTTTTTAAGGAGGCCATGAAGGCATATACCAACAAACTCCTGATTGGAATTTCAACTGCCGGAGATAACGAACAGGCGTTTCTTGGGCAACGATTGAAATATTGCAGGAAGATCCTGAACGGAACGGTAAAGGATGAACAGTATTTCATTTTCATGTGCTGCGCCCCGGAGGGGGTAAAAGATGGGAGTGTAGATTATACAGACCCTAAAATCCACGAGATGGCAAATCCAGCTTACGGGGTTAGCATCCGGCCAGACGAAATTCTGAATGATTCTTTGCAGGCCCAGAATGACCCGCAGCAGAGGAAAGACTTTTTCGCAAAGTCGTTGAATGTTTACACAAATGCATTGGCTGCCTATTTTGATATCGATGAATTCCGCAAGAGCGACCAGCAGTACAACTGGACAATAGAGGACCTGGTGAGACTTCCTATCACATGGTATGGAGGGGCCGACCTATCGAAGCTCTACGACCTGACCGCAGCAGCGCTCTATGGGACGCTGAAAGGATACCGGAGGAAAGATAACAAAACAGTCGATGTAGATATCATTATCCCACATGCATGGTTCCCGGTAGTCGCTGCCCACAAAAAAGCCGATGAGGATGGAATACCGCTTTTTGGATGGAAAGATGATGGATGGCTGGATATGTGTAATAGCCCCACAGTTAACCATGCTGATGTAATCAACTGGTTTATCGGTATGCGAAAAAAGGGGTTCAAAATCAAGCAGGTCGGACATGACCGAAAATTTTGCCGTGAGTATTTCTTGGGGATGAAGCAGGCAGGATTTAAAATTTTGGATCAGCCCCAATACTTCTATAAAAAATCCGAGGGCTTCCGCTACATTGAAGATCGGGCAAAAAATGGAGAACTCTATTATCTCCATTCTGAAGCATACGAATACTGCGTACAGAACGTGAGAGCGGTTGAAAAGACGGATGATATGATCCAATACGACAAGGTACAGCCAGAGCAAAGAATCGATATATTTGACGCATCTGTATTTGCCTGTATTAGAAAGCTAGAGGATATGGAGCGCAGAGACAGAGCAAAACGATGGTTTGAGGAGGAATAGCCGTTGAGCAGAAAAAAACGAAGCAGCCATACAACAGCGCGTGGACATCCTAATTCAGCGGTTAGTTTCCTGCTATCGACTGATGCCTACGATATGCTTTGCGTTTCTGGATATACAAGATTGGCGGACAACCCAGAAATACAAATGGCGGCTGGGCGCATTGCCGATTTGATGGGGTCCATGACCATACACCTCATGCAAAACACGGAGGACGGGGATGTTCGGATTAAAAATGGCCTGTCCAGAAAGTTGGACATCAACCCAAGCGGGAACCTCACCAGATCCGCTTTTATTTCCACAATAGTCCGAACGCTCCTCATCGATGGAGACGGAAACTGTGTTGTTTATCCCAAATTTTCCAGGGGAGGGGATTTGATTGAGGACCTGGAGATTTTACAGCCTTCTATGATCTCGTTTATCCCAGATGGGAGGAGCTACTACATACGATACGGGAATCAAACTTTTAGGCCCGATGAAGTATTGCATTTTGCAATCAATCAAGATCCAGAAACCCCGTGGTTAGGTCACGGATATCGTGTAACGCTGAAAGACGTTGCTCACAACCTGAAGCAAGCGGCGGCAACCAAAAGAGGATTTATGGAGTCCAAGTGGAAGCCGTCTATCGTTGTAAAGGTCGATGGTCTGACGGATGAGTTTTCGAGCAGAGAAGGCCGGAAAAAACTGCTAGATAGCTACCTGGAGACCTCAGAAGCAGGAGAACCCTGGATGATTCCGGCAGAAATGTTTGATGTAAAAGAAATTAAACCACTTACGCTAAATGACCTTGCAATCAACGACTCAGTAACAATAGACAAGCGAACTGTCGCCGGAATTATTGGAGTCCCGCCATTTGTGGTCGGAGTTGGAAGCTACAACAGGGACGAGTGGAACAACTTTGTTGACAGTAAGCTCATGCCGCTATCGAAAAGGATCGAGCAGGAACTGACACTTAAACTCCTGTATTCGCCAGATCTCTATTTCAGGTTCAACTCACGGACACTTCATGCCTACGACATGAAGGATATGGCAAACATCGGGCAGGAATTATATGTCAGAGGGATTATGACAGGGAATGAGGTCCGGGACTGGCTGGGCATGACTCCGCTGCCTGGACTGGATGATTTGGTCATCCTAGAAAATTACATTCCGAGGGGAATGATTGCAGATCAAGCCAAGTTGAATGGAGGTGAAAACATTGAATAGAGAGGATATGCAGACCAGAAGTATATCAGGCGCATTTAAAACAAGGTCGGAGGATGGCGGGGAACTCTATATCGAAGGATACTTTTCCGTTTTTGACAGCAACTATGACCTGTGGCCTGGAGCGTCTGAGAGCGTAGCTCGCGGGGCATTTTCGGAAACGTTAGATGAGGATATCAGAGCCTTGGTAGACCATGAGACACGGCTTGTGCTAGGGAGGACAACGGCAAACACATTGGAGTTGCGCGAGGATAATCATGGGCTATGGGGTCGCATCAAAATCAACCAAGATGACAGTGATGCAATGAACCTATATGCTCGTGTACAGAGAGGCGACATCACTCAATGCTCTTTTGGTTTTTCGATTCTCGATGAGGAGACAGAAAATCGAGAGGACGGTAGTGTTCACTGGACTATCCGCAAGGTAAAGCTCTATGAGGTGAGCGTCTGTACTTTTCCGGCCTATGAAGATACCGCAGTGGTAGCAAGAAAGAGAGACTACGAGGATATCCAGAAACGGAAGATAAACGCATGGAGAAACACATTGCTCAAAAGATTAAATCAACATCAACAGAATGAAACTGGAGGGAAATAAAATGGCATTAAAAGCATTGGTTCTGAAAAAGAGGCTTAACGAGAAGAAAGAGCAACTGGAGGAACTTAGAAAGGCGGCGGAACAACTCCAGACCAGAGAAGCAGAACTGGAGCAGTCCATCAATGAAGCTGAGACGGACGAGGAAAAGTCTGCGGTAGAGGAAGCGGTAGAACAGTTCGAACAAGAAAAAGCTGAAAACGAAGATGCCACCGGGAAACTGGAAGGAGAAATCAAGGACATTGAAACTGAGATTGAGGAGTTGGCCAGAAATGCGCCTAAACCTCAAAATTCTGAAAAACGAGAGGAGAAGTTTGATATGGAGAATAGAACCTTTTTTGGCTTGGATGCACAGCGACGCGACGCTTTTTTCGCCCGGCAGGATGTAAAGGATTTCCTTACGAGAGTGCGTGAGCTTGGGAAACAGAATCGGTCTATTACTGGCGCAGAACTGACGATCCCGGATGTTATGCTTGGACTGATTCGCGAAAACATCAGCAAATATTCTAAAATGATTTCCCGCGTAAATCTGCGGAGTGTGCCCGGAACGGCTCGCCAGAACATCATGGGGACGGTCCCTGAAGCGGTCTGGACGGAAATGTGCGCCAAGCTAAACGAGCTGGAGCTTTCCTTTAACCAGATTGAAGTTGACGGTTACAAGGTCGGCGGATTTATCGCCATCTGTAATGCGACCTTGGAGGACTCCGACCTGTCTCTGGCCAGCGAGATTATGGAGGCGTTGGGGCAAGCGATTGGTTATGCGCTGGACAAGGCTATCCTTTACGGGACCGGAAAGAAGATGCCGATTGGCGTAGTGACCCGGCTGGCGCAAGCCACAGAGCCAGATGACTGGGGAGCGAATGCGCCGACATGGAAGGATGTCCACACCAGTAATATCGTCAAGTTGACTGCGGCTACCGGCGCGGAACTCTATAAATCCATTATCCTGACCGCAGGTGTGGCCCGTTCTACTTATGCCAGAGGCAGCCTGACTTGGGTTATGAACGAAACCACAAAGGCGAAGCTGACTGCTGAGGCACTGGTAATCAATGCGGCGGGCGCTATCGTATCCGGTCAGGGGAATACCATGCCAGTCCTGGGTGGGGATATTGTTACCCTGGACTTCGTTCCTGATAACGATGTAATCTTTGGCTATTTTGACCTCTATCTTCTGGCCCAGCGGGCTGGAACTACCCTGGCTCAGAGCGAGCATGTGCGCTTCATCGAGGACCAGACCGTATTTAAGGGGACTGCACGTTATGATGGTATGCCTGTGTTTGGGGAGGCTTTTGGAGTCCTGAACATCAACAATACCGCTCCCACTACAAGCGTGACCTTCCCTCCTGACAGCGCAAACCCTTAACAGCGTCCCTGGCTTCGCTGGGGTTAGGGGCGCTGACTCTGACACCAACTTTTGATCCCGGCGTGACAGAGTATAGTACCAGCACTACAAATCAGAGCAACACAATTAGCGCAACTGGAGCCAATGGATCGACTGTGACAATTACAGTGAATGGAGAGCCACATAAAAATGGAGCGTCAGCAACATGGGAAGATGGCGAAAACACTGTAAAGATAACCGCAAAAAATAACACGGGAGAAAAGATTTATACGGTCACGGTAACTAAAACGGGGGCATGAATATGAACTGCGGAATGTTTGAGTCCCAGGCGTTGGATATCTTAAAAATAGATCTTCAGCGCCTGGGGACTCTCCCCGGAGATAATACTTATCTTTTGTCTATGATAAGGGCCGCAAAATCCAACCTGGAGAGGCAAGGAATCGTAGAGAATGACGAAGAAGATTATCTCCAGTTAGTAGTTGGCACGGCTGCATGGATGTACAGGAAACGAATTAATGGAGAATCGGAGCCTATCTATTTAAAAAGAATACGCCACGATTTGCTCATATCCCAAAAGATGAGGAGTGAGGGAAATGCTCCATGACTCCGGGATAGTGACTATCTACAGAGTATCAGTAGACGAGAATGGTCCGCCCCCCAAAGTGGAAAAGCTTGTGAAAAAATCCGCTCATTATTTTGGGGAAATGACCGTTGGAATCCAACGCTATTATGCTGCCGCCAAAGTAGATCAGCAGATAGATTTACTGATTGAGATTTGGAGAGATAATCAGATTAACACAAAGGATATCGCTCGAATTGAGGATCGGTATTATTTGATTAGGCAGGTAACTCCTACAAAAGATGAGGATGGGATGCTCGTAACAAGGCTTTCATTAGAGGAAACGAGCACGAATTTGTGGGAGGTGTCCACATGAGCATAAAAGCGGACAAGTTAGTTAGTGTTATCATGGGGACTCTTTCTGACTACGAAGATGAAATATCAGAGGGAGTTAGGAAGGATATTGAAAAAGTAGGGAAAGAAGCCCTGAAAGAAGTGAAGGCAAGATCGCCTAAAAGGAGCGGTAGATACAAAAAGGGCTGGAGAATGGGGAAAAGACAATATAAATCTTCAGCAAGGAGTTCTGGGGTAGTAATTTACAATAAAACTGATTACCAGTTAACGCATCTTTTGGAGTACGGACATCAAAAAGCAAGCGGAGGAAGAGTTGAAGGGAAGCCGCATATCAGACCAGCGGAGCAAGCAGCAGAAAAAAAGCTGATTCAAGAAATAACAGACACGATAGAAAGGGCGGGAGTCAAGTGAATTATCAGGAACTGGATAAAATCCTGAAAACGACTGGGCTTCCGTTTACTTTTCATCATTGGGAGCATCCGCCAAAGCCTCCGTATGGAGTCTATTTTGATGATTATACTGATAACTTTGCCGCGGATAATATGGTGTACGTTCAGATATCCCATTGCAACATTGAACTGTATTCCAGTCAAAGAGACACAGAAGATGAAAATAAAATAGAAACTGTTTTGGATGAAGCAGAAATCTATTGGGACAAAACCAGCACATATATAGAAAGTGAACGTCTGTACCAGACCACATATGAAATTGAGGTGTAATTATGGCAACAAAGAATAAGGTGAAATTTGGCCTAAAAAATGTACATTATGCGCTTTTGCAGGAAGGCGAGGAGGGCGCTATTACATACGGGACCCCTGTTCCTATGCCGGGTGCGGTGAGTATGTCTTTAGCCCCGCAGGGAGATACAAATACCTTTTATGCGGATAACATTGCTTATTATGTTTCTACCGCAAATAACGGCTATCAGGGCGATTTGGAGATTGCCGTGATTCCGGATTCCTTCCGTACTGATGTTCTTGGCGAAACTGTTGACACTACATCCAAGGTACAGATTGAAAATGCGGGAGCAGAAGCGAAACCCTTTGCGTTGTTGTATCAATTTGAGGGGGATCAAAAGGCCAGCCTGCGAGTGCTGTATAATTGCTCCGCCGCACGAGCAAACGAGGACGGGTCTACTATCAACGAAACTAAAACCCCCAGCACTGAGACGATTTCCATTACCGCATCCCCGCTGGCGAATGGAAATATTAAGGCCAAGACCACAGATGAAACCACAGAAGAAGTGCGGAATAATTGGTTTAAGACCGTTTGGCAGCCTACGCCAGTAGGGGTGTAAATATGGAAACTGAAATTTTAATTGATGGGAAATTAGTTAAATTTCGAGCAACTGCTGCTGTACCACGGCTCTACCGGATCAAATTTAGGCGGGATATCCTTCAGGATATGGTAACAGTCAAAAAATCTTTGGAGGATAAAGAACGAGATGGGACGAATATTCCACTAGAGGCATTAAATTTGTTTGAGAATATGGCATATATCATGGCGAAACACGCAGACAAGGACTCTGTTCCAGAAAATCCTAGTGACTGGCTGGAGGAATTTGGCGCATTTTCTATCTATAAAATTTTCCCTGTACTCCTTGCTTTATGGGAGGGAAATATTGAAACCATGGATGTTGCTAAAAAAAAACTAGGGCAACAGATCGAAAAATGACAACTCCTCTATTTATGCTTCGGACTGTTCAGCTAGGAATTTCTATAAGAGATCTTGATTTGCTAACTATTGGAATGGTCTACGATATGTATGCTGAAGCTACAAATGATGAACTTGACTACCCGGTTTTGGCGACACAGGAAGATTTTGATAAATTTTAGGGTGGATAGAGATGGCAACCAATAGGATAAAAGGGATAACAATAGAAATCGGCGGGGACACCACTAAGCTGGGTAAGGCACTTAACGATACTGACCGCAGTTTGTATAAGGTATCGAAAGACTTGAAAGAGGTTGAACGTCTTTTAAAGCTTGACCCGACAAACGTGGATCTCTTAGCACAAAAGGGACGACTTTTAGCAGAACGAGCAGAACTGTCTGCAAATCGTGTAAAAATGCTAGAAACAGCCTCTGCACAATTAGATGATACACTGAGTAAAACACAATTAGATGACTTTAATCTAGAACTAGATATAACAAAATCAAAAGCGGATATGGCCGCAAAAGCTGTTGAAGAATTTGACCCTACACTGAATAAACTTGGGGAATCGGCAGATGAGTTATCAGATAGTTTAGACAGCGTAGACGGCTCCACTTCCGATATGGGAGATGGATTCACTGTAGCTAAAGGTATAGCGGCGGACTTAGCTTCTGGCGGAATTAAGTTTCTAGCAGATAAGGCATTGGAACTTGTTAGTACACTATTCACACTTGATGAAGCTACAGAGGAATATCGAGAATCTTTAGGACTACTAAATACAGCGTTTGAGACAGCGGGATATGGACCAGAAGTAGCCAAAGAAGCATATCGAGGATTTTATGAGATTCTAGGTGAAACAGACACAGCGACGGAAGCCTCACAACTTCTTGCTCAATTAGCCACCGATGAAGAAGATGTTGCGAAGTGGATAGAGATTGCTGCTGGAGTATATGGAACGTTTGGAGATTCACTACCAATAGAGGGATTAATTGAGGCGGCAAACGAAACCGCAAAAACAGGTAAAGTAACAGGAAATCTTGCGGATGCGCTTAACTGGGTTGGGATAAGTGAAGAAAGCGTAAACGAACAACTTGGAGAACTTGCTAACTCGACTGAGCGCACACGATATTTGATGGGCCTTCTTTCTCAGCAATATGGAGATGCTGCAGATAGTTTTTATAAAAACAATGAGGTGCTGATAGAGGCTAGGAATGCACAAGCAGATTTGGATGATATGACAAGCCAACTAGGAGAGTCTGTTGCCAATCTAAAGAACACATTTTTTGAAACATTTGGCCCATTTTTAACTGATTTGATTGAAATAGCCATACCAGTTATGGAGGGCCTTGGATGGGTAATAGAAAAAGTTGGAGATGCACTAGCTTTTGTTAGGGATCTAGTCTTTGACTTGGGACAAGCGTTTGGGAATTTCATTTCTGGTGTGTTCGGAATTGGCAATAAAAATAGTCCAATTTCTATTTCGGAGGGTATTTCCCCAAGAGCAATATTAGTTCCAGACACACTAGATGTTCCAGCCTTCTCCGCTGGCGGAGTTGCAAAGAAAAACAATCCATTCCTTGCCGTAGTTGGGGATAACACGCAGGAAGATGAAATTATTGCGCCATATTCTCTTGTTAAACGAGCGGCGGCGCAAGGTGTAGCGGAGAGTGGAATGTTGCGAGGTGGTCACACTACGCAAAATGCGACAATGTCCTTGGATGGTCGTACTTTTGCAAGACTTATATTTCCTTATATACAGGCAGAAAGTAGACGGCTTGGGGTAAAAATCTCGACATGAGGAGCGATTTTTAATGGCTCAATTAATGAGTGTTGTCATGGATGATGTGACATACCGGGTTAGGATAAAAAGCGATTCTCCATTTGAAGAATCATTTAGAATTGAGGATGGAGAAAATAACATGATCCTGCTAAATGGGGAAGAGAGCAGAGATGTGCTTGGTACTTACTATGACCATACAATGTATATTGAGCCTGATCCAAGATACTTTGACGATTATGACGCATTTTATTTGGCTATCAGCGCCCCGGTAGATTACCACATGATTACTATGCCGCATGGTCAAAGTTCTATAACCTATAAGGCAAAGATAATTAGTGGGAGCCATAAATTGAGAGGGACGTTTGCGGGGAGAAAAATATATTATGGCTTACAGGTAACATTTCAGCCATTGGGACCGCAACGTGAACCAGAAGATTAAGAGGAAATCATATGGCAAGAAATAAAATAAAGTACAGAAATACAATATATGATCGTCTCAGTTCTGGCGGAGTTCATCTTGCCATGTCCTTTTTACCAGACGCCTTAGAAGCTAATACGCTCTCTGTTGCTGTTGAAACGGAAAATAAAGAGATTCTGGATTTCCTGCTGGACGACCCAGTAACATACTACTATAGGAAAAAACAAATCGGTATTTTTTACTTACAGTCAGTCCAGCAGATCACAGAAAATAAATATGAGTTATACGCAACAAGCGCCATCGGACTTTTGATGAAGCGTATTCACAGAGGAGGTATTTATACTGGGCAGACAGTAAAAGAGATTTTACCAGATATATTTGGGCCAATACCATATAGTGTAAAAAGTAATCTTTTAGACATTAAGCTATATGGCTGGCTACCTTATGTAAAACCCCCAGATAGTTCAGCCCGTGATAATTTGGTTCAAATCCTATTCGCTATTGGAGCTTCGGTAAAGACCGATCTAAACGGAACCGTAAGAATTGAGCCGCTATGGGACGGGGTTTCGAGCTTTGAAGGGACGGACAGAATGGGTCAGGGCGCTAGTGTGACTAGGGACGCAAAGGTAACTTCGGTTTCTGTAACAGAGCACCAATATACTGTCGGCACCGAATCTGTTGATTTGTTTGAGGGCACGGTTCAGGAAGGGGATATCATTACATTCGATGAGCCGATGCACTCTTTAGAGGCGACCGGATTTTCTATTTTATCAAGTGGCGCAAATTACGCTACTTTATCTGCCGGCAGCGGGAAGCTGACAGGCAAAAACTATATCCACAACACTAGAATTATTGAAAAGAAAATCAGCGAATCACAGACCGAAAATATAGAATCGGTGGAGGATAAAACGCTGGTGTCTCTGGTCAATTCAAATGCCGCAGCAGAGAGACTAGCGAACTATCATAAATGTTTTGAGTTCATAGACGCAAAAATAGTATATAAGGATGAGATGCCAGGTGACGTGATAAATGTATATCATCCGTATGATAAAAAAATTGTTACCGCCTGTCTGGAATCCGCTGACATCAACCTGTCCAACACGTTGAAAGCGGATGAAACGCTGCTGGTTGGATTTGTGCCGCCGAAAGCAAGCGCCGAATACTACGATACAATGGAACTCATAGATGAGGACACTACATGGACCGTTCCTGATGGCGTGACCTCGCTTCGTGTAGTTTTAATTGGCGGCGGAAGCGGCGGCAGTGGAGGAGCGCCAGGAGAAGATGGCGGGCGAGGAATATTTGGAACGAAGGGAAGAGGCAAAGGTGGCTCCGGGGGAGTAAAAGGAGAAGCGGGAGCGGGAGGAAAGATATATCAAAATAATATTACAGTTTCTCCAGGGAATGCATTTCAAGTCCATATAGGGAATGGAGGAACTGGCGGGAACGGGGGAGAAGCACCGACGAATGGCTCGGATGGTGGCGATACAACATTTGGCGAGTTGTCGTCACTAAATGGAAGCCGTAGCGAAAATGGATTTTACGAACAGACCAGCGGCATTACATACGCAAAGCCAGGAGAGGCGGGTATCCCCGGAGGAAATGGAGACGGAGCCAATTCCACAGCAGAGAATGTAATATATAAGGGAGTAACCTATACACCTGGCGATACGGTAAGAGGAGAAACCTATGAGGGATATGTTGCATCTGGTGGCGGCGGTGGCGGTGCCTCTGCTGGAGAAAACGGAAAAGATGGAACGATAGGAAGAGTTAGCACACAACCATACGCAACTGGTGGTGATGGCGGAGATGGTGGAACACCTGTAAACGGGGAAAATGCAACCATCTATGGCTTCGGAGGTTCTGGAGGCCATGGTGGTGGCGGCGGTGGCGGTGGTGGCAACTGTACCGGCGCAGAAGATAGATATACTTGGGAAGGTGCTGGAGGCTCTGGAGGTATGGGCTCAAATGGCGGAAACGGATATAAAGGCTGTGTAATTCTTTATTATTCCGCCCCTAAATTAACCGCATCTGGCCCCGTAATGGACCGCACTGGCCGCTTTATTCTGGACAAGTTGGACCGAAGATTCGTCGTGTGAGGTGAGATACCATGACAATAGAAGAGAGGCTATCCGCCCTGGAACAGAGGATTTCTACCATGGAGTTACAGGCGCTTGCGGAGGAAACACCCACAAGCTACTACACCAGCAAATACAGTGGGGAAGAGATAGACGCACTTCTGGATAAGGTGGCCGCTATGACACAGGAGGTGGGCGTATGATTTACATGACCGATTGGAATATCTGTACGCCACCCGGTTTTTCCCTTGGATTTGAGGGTGATAATGAGGTCACGTCTCTGGAAATATCCACTGACCTGCCGGAAGGGTGGGACCTGAAGGTGGACGTGGAGAAGGATGGGCAGAAGAACATCATCCAGCTTTCCCGAGATGGGGAAGTGTACAGCGCTCTGCTTACCGCCTCCATGCTGGCGGATGACGGTACATACGCCATGCAGGTTCGGGGCACTCTGGGTGACCAGGTGCGGCACAGCAACCTGTTTTATGCCACGGTGTTCAATAGCATCAATGCGGTAGACGCATTCCCACCGCCCCTGCCCTCCGAGTTTGAGCAGATGGAGGACCGTCTGACAGACATTAACAATAATCCGCCAAAACCCGGCACAAACGGGACATGGCTCATTTTTAACCCGGATTCCGGGGAATATGAGGAATCAGATATACCATTACCAGAGGGCGGCGGTGGTGGCTATAGGATCGGCCACGGCCTACTGCTGGACAGGGAAACGAATACACTCTCTGTAAATGCGGTGAGCGACTTCGAGGGGGACAACACCCTTCCCATTACTGCGGCGGCGGTGCAGGATACTGTTGGAAATATCGAGATCCTTTTAGGGACGATTTGAAAGGTGGTAAAAAATGAGCGTAGCAACTGAAATCAGCCGCATCCAAACCGCACGAAATACGATCCGTGCGAAAGCGGTAGAGCTTGGTATTGGCACGAGCGTTGACACATTGGACAAGCTGGCGACAGAGATCGAGGGTATTGAAAACCGGGGCGCTGTATCGGCGCAAGTCCAGGAGGGCGATACATACACCATCCCGAAGGGCTACCATAACGGCAGTGGCACGGTGTCCGGTGTGGCTGGCGGTGGAAACTATAACCTCCAGAGCAAGAGTGTTACGCCTACCAAGGTTCAGCAGAACGTGACTCCAGACCCCGGTTATTACGGACTGTCTGATGTGACGGTAGCTCCGATTCCCGATAGTTACCAGGATGTGTCTGCTGTGACCACCACTGTGGCTGACGTGCTGACTGGAAAGGTATTTGTAGATAAGACGGGTAAGGTTTCTACCGGCACCATGCCAAACAATGGGGCCGCAAATAAAACCCTTACAGCGGAGGAACCATCATACACCATCCCAAAGGGGTACCATGCTGGTACTGGTAAGGTGCAGATTGTCCCAGAGACGAAAACCGTCACGCCTACAAAGTCCGAGCAGACTGTGGAGGCAACAGAGGGCAAGGTGCTTTCCTCTGTCACCGTAGGGGCTATCCCAGAGGAGTTTGTAGACACAACAGACGCCACCGCAGAGGCTGGACAAATCCTCGATGGGGAAACTGCCTATGTTGGCGGCAGCAAGGTCACAGGTACGATGCCAGATAATGGGGCAGTTACCCAAACGCTGACCGTTGCGGCTCCATCCTATACGATTCCGTCCGGACACCATGACGGAGCTGGAACAGTATCTATCACGCTGGAGGAAAAGACCGCAACCCCCAGCGAGTCCGCCCAGACGATTGCGCCAACTACTGGAAAGGTGCTGTCTAAGGTCACCGTTGGAGCCATTCCAGCCGCATATCAGGACGTAAGCGGAGTAACGGCTGCTGCGGCTGATGTGCTGACTGGTAAGAAGATCGTAGATGCGGAAGGCACATTGGTATCCGGCTCCATGGCGAATAACGGCGCTGTTTCCGGTACCATCGACGGCCTGACCACGACCTCCTATTCTGTGCCTGCCGGGTACACCTCCGGGGGTAGCGTGAGCTTGACCAGTGACATTGAGGAAGCCCTTGCGGCCATCTGAGGAGGTGCGGCATGAGCGTACAGAGCGAGATTGACCGCATCAAGAAGAATGTGAATGACACACTGAAAACTATTAGTGATACCGGCGTGACGGTTGGGGCCGGTAGTGATTCCCTCCCCACTGCGGCCGCTGCCCTGGCGAATGAGAAGCAGGATAAACTCACCGGCACCCAGGGTCAGGTGGTTGGCTTTGACAGCGGGGGTAACGCCGTGCCACAGGATGCACCACAATCTGGCATGACCCAGGAACAGGCCGACCAGAGGTATCTCCAGTTGAGCGGGGGGACTATGACTGGGGAGTTGGTGCTGGAGGTAGTTGAGTCCCCTGATCCGGTAGACGGAGGCACAGATCCCAGAGTGCAGTTAGCTGTGAATGGAGATTTTGTGGGCCTTGAGAAGTTACCGCTGATCGGGATTTCTAGTAATCATGATACGGCATATATGTTTGCCAATCCAGGAGAGATTGATGCTTTCACAAGTCCGGGCTCTGGCATTGTTCAAAAAGTAGACTGTGGGGGCGTGTTTTTCTATAACGTAGGGGGCGCAAAAAAAACCGGCTTTGCGGAAAATGATGCTTATCTGCCTACGATGGACGATGTAAAGGAGGAACTCCGCAATTCTAGACCAAAATCCACCCTGGTTACCCTCCCCCTCTCCGCCTGGTCCAACAACACCCAGACTGTTACAGTTCCGGGCGTGCTTGCGGATGAGAGTAAACAGTTGATTCAGCCAATGCCGACGATTGCGGACCAGGCTGTGTATTCTGCCGCTGGGATATCCTGCACGGGACAGGCGGCCAACAAATTGACATTCAAGGCGCAGACGGTTCCGACAGAAGATGTGCAGGTTTATGTGGTAATCCAGGAGGTAGGGACATGATTTTTAGTTGTCCTGCCAAGCCGTTTCCGAAATTGCTTGAGTTTACTTTTCAGAATGGGCCAGGCTCCGTTGTGCATGGGCCTTATTTCGCTGAAGAAGGCATGGATTTTTCGGACTGGGTCGTATCTCCACATAATGTCGATGGGTTTAAACTTGTTGATTCTCTAAAAGGTCTGACCGCTCAACCTCCGCCTTATCTTGTCACAAGTGATGAGCAATGGTATCTTACCGTAACTGTTAATACTCAAATAATTGATGGCGAGGTTTATGTCATCGCTATGAATATGTAACTATTCTCGATTGCAACGATAAAAAAGTTAAAATTTCGGAGGTAATGGCATGATACTGAACCCGGTGATACAAGGTGGGGGCGGCGGTGCAAATCTCGTGACTGCAACACTGGATTTTGAGCCGAAAAATGGTGTAACATACACGTTTCTGGATGAAAATGGAACGCCTAAGCAAATCGATGGGACGGGAGTCTATTCCATACAGGCGGGGATTTTGATTGCCGAATTTGATGTGTCACGCTCTTCGCCCTTTTTCTCTGGTGACATTTCTCAAATTAAAATTATTGGCCAAGTTGGAGCCGCTTATCATGTGACTGGAGATTTCAGGATTTATTAACCAATAGTTTAAGATGGAAAGGCGGTGTGCCATGCCACCGGATTGCAATGATTGTCCCATGGAATCCCGTATCGCTAACCTGGAACGGCGAGTAGAAAAGAACGAACAGAAATCCTCTGAGACGCACAAAGAATTTTATAATCGGGTCCGGGCCTTGGAGATCGCCCGTGCAGAGCAGGGCCAGCAGTACACAACGATACTCGAAAAGCTGGAGGACCTGACGGGTAAAGTGAGCACACTGTCCAAGGGATTGTCAGACATTCAGGCAGAGCCTGGACGAACCTGGAAAGATCTGAAAGGCAAAATAAGTTGGGCCGTAATTGCGGCGGTTATTACAGCGGTTATGGCCTTTCTGTTAGACAAGATAGGTCTTTGAGAGGGGGTGAAAATATGGACTTTGGAATCGCATCCGTGGCGGCCATTACCGTCATCTGTTATCTGGTGGGACTGATCGTCAAATCGTCCGGTCTGGATAACAAGTACATTCCGGCTATCGTGGGCCTGTGTGGCGGTGTGCTTGGCGTGGCGGCGCTGTATACCGGCCTCCAGGATTTCCCGGCCACGGACCCGCTGACAGCCGTTGCCGTTGGTATCGTGAGCGGTCTGGCGGCAACTGGTGTCAACCAGGCCATCAGGCAGATGAAGGAATAACAACAAATTTAAAAAAGGAGATTGAACTATGAACACCGAAATGCTCTATGAACTGTACGAAATCACTGAGAAGAACGACGCCCCCGATTTGGCGACCGTAGGTATGGCTATGCTCCGGGAGAAGCACCCTGAGATTACCCATGAAGAGGCCAAGGAGATGCGTGAGTTTACTGGCCGTTACGGTCAGGAGCTGGCCGCCGCTTATCAAACTGGCGGTATGGATACCTTCGCCGCCGCCGTTGAGGCTGGCATCCAGGCTGACAAAGAGGCCGCCGAGCAGGCGGAGCAGGCATAAGAAAAAGCCGCCTCACTGGGCGGCAGGAATTGACAGAAAGCGGACCCTCTGATAGAATGATTTTGTCCCACAAGGGACCGGAGGGATACTGCAACAACGGCAGGCGGTTAGCCACACCACCCGAGAGGGGGTGAGGCCATGCGGATCACATTACATATCGGGCCTTTTACGGTTACGATTATTGTGAAAAGCAGAAACCGCCACTCTGCCAAGTGACGGCTTCATAGGCTTTTGCTTATTTAACCTGTTACCGGGCTAACCGCTTGTCGCAGTCATCCCTTCGTCATTATTATATCAGACCAGGCCGCTTTGTCAAGTAGACGGGGCGGCCTTTTGCCGTCCTTGGAGGATATCATGAGAATCGTACAACAGTATTTGACCAGAAACGACTGTTACAGGGCCGGGAGGACCATCCGGCCACAGGGGGTAATGATACACTCAACCGGGGCTAATAACCCCTCTGTGGCCCGCTATGTGCCCGGAGATGAGGAGATAGGCCGAAACACCTATGGCAACCACTGGAACCAGACCAATACAGAATACAAGGCAAAATTTGATAAGAAGCTGAATAAGTGCGCCCACGCCTTTATGGGCAGATTTGCCGATGGAGGCGTTGGCACGGTGCAGACCCTTCCTTGGAATCGCCGTGGCTGGCACTGTGGCCGAGGGAAGAACGGCAGTGCAAATGATACCCACATTTCTTTTGAAATCTGCGAGGACGGCCTGGAGGATGCCAGCTATTTTGAGGCGGTGTACCAGGAGGCCGTGGAGCTGACAGCCTATCTCTGCAAGGAGTACGGTCTGAACCCGCTGGCCAGCGGGGTAGTCATTTGCCACCAGGAGGGCTATCAACGGGGCGTTGCCAGTAACCACGGGGATGTCCTTCACTGGTTTCCCAAATTCGGCAAGACCATGGATGATTTCCGGGCGGATGTGGCCCGGTGGATGGAAGGAGTGGATGAGACTGTGACCTATGAGCAGTGGAAGGAGTACATGGACCGCTATCTGGCCGAGCGAGCGGAGCTACCGGCCAGTATGCCGGAGCATCTGGAGGATGCAAAAGCGATGAAGCTGACCGACGGCTCCCGGCCCATGGCGTTTGTCACAAGAGAGGAGGCTGCTGTCATGGCAAAGGCGGCGGCGTTGAAGTAAGGAAAGGACGTGGAGCATGAGCGCAAAAGTGAAGCTGCCTGACCCGCTGGACAAGCTCTTGCGCTCTCAATTAGAAAGAGCCATCTATGAAGCCGCCCTGCACCGAGATGATGAATTTATAGCAAAACGGCGCATCATTGATAAAGCAGACCAAATTGAAGTCGCCACCGACCTTGGTTGGTATCGCGGCGCTGTCAGCACTCACGAAAAATACATCTTTCAACGGGTTGCCGATGTAGCAAAGCAGCTATATCCAAACTCAGCATGAATCAAGCATAAGTCTTACATAACCCCGACTGGGACCGCCCCCAGCCGGGGAATTTTTATGCGACAATATAGACATGGAGGACGTGGGGAACAAGGGCTGTACACGTCGCAGTCCTCCTCACGGACTCCGTATTTTTTACGAAAAGGACGTGTGATATATGACCCCGGTAGAGAGATTGATCGCCGCTGGCATCCGGCCCGATTGCGCCAGGGAAACCATTATGTGGTTTCGGGCGCAGGGGGATGATTATGGTTTGGAAAAGTATCTGAATGAGGTAGAAGCAAGGAAGGGGGTGCCAGCCGATGGCCGGATTTCCTAATTATACATACCCCGCTTACGGCGGCTACAACCCTGTAACTCCGTTTGCGCCCGCTCCGCAGGTCTACCAACCTATGCAGCAGCCCGTTCCACAGCCTGTACAGTCCGCCCAGACAGTTGGGAGTACAAACACACAGCCCAACTTTTTCTGCCGTCCTGTTGCCTCCAAAGAGGAAGCGTTGGGTGTCCCGGTGGACTTTATGGGTGCCCCCATGTTTTTCCCGGACCTTGCTCATAGTGTGGTTTACATGAAGCGGTTCAATACCAACAGTGGGTCGGCTGATGTGTTTGAATTTAAGCTCGACACGCCTAGAGAGAAACAGGAACAGGTCCCCACTCAGGTAGCAGCCTTTGCGCCGCTGGATGAGTTTATAGACATGAAGGACACAGTACAAAATTTAAAGGACGAGGTTGATAGGTTGAAAAAACCTACTGGAAAGGCAGTGAAAAAGAATGATGCCTCCAATGATGAATAATCCAATGATGGCAATGCTCCAGATGGCACGGAACGGCGGAAATCCCATGCAAATGCTTCAACAGATGGCTGGACAGAATCCACAGGCCGCCCAAGCTATGCGGCTGATCCAGGGAAAGAATCCGCAGCAGCTCCGCCAGATTGCGGAAAACATGGCAAAAGAGCGGGGCGTAGATCTTGACCAAATGGCCAGACAGATGGGGCTCACATTACCTAAGTAAATAAATCACTTTATCAGTTTTCGGGTCTTGATAAAAACCGCTCTTTGGAAACATCCGGGGAGC